AAACCCAAGACCTTCAGAACCGGAAGCGGAATATTTATAGATTGCAAATATCTGTTTTTCAGATGCTTGTGATGTATTGATATTTGTTTTCAGTCAATTATTAGTCAATAATTATAATTTCTTCATACAACCGAGTACTTGAAACACGTGCGTAATCAGCTTTACAGGAATATCCTGCGGCTGATATTCTTCTGACTTATTGACAGGGACAAGATGGAGGTAATCGTCACCCTTTGGCGATTTGGTAACGAGTTTTACCGTACGCATATCCTTTGTTACTATACCATATACCTCGCCATATAGGAGGAACTCTCGCCAATCGTGAAGCTGCTTAATGGCTATTATATCACCATTTGAGATTAGCGGCTCCATTGACTGACCCGATATGTTGCACCAGCAATCCGCATCTTCATATTTCTTGAAGTCTATGAGATATTCAGGGTTGACCGTCTGATCATTGATAATGATGTCGAAACCTCCTAAGAAGTCAACGTTATAGTATGGCTTGCCATGTGAATAGCTGATTGTAGGTACTCCTTCTAATGCAGTTACTCTTTCTCCGAGTTCTGGTATTTCCTGCGAGTTCTCCTTGTTGCAACCTTGATAGTACCTGCGGTTGTCGTTGTTTATCGTCCCGCTGTTGTTGGCAGTGTTCGCTTTCCCCGATTGGCTTATGTCACCACTGAGGAACATAGAGCCTTCACCATTAACTAACCAGCTGTAAGGAACTTGAAGACTCTCACATATAGCCTTTATAAGGTTTGTCGGGACATTCCTATCTCCATTTAGTACTTTAGATAAGTTCGATTGATTGAAATTAATCATCTTTGCGAACTTAGATGGAGATATATTTTCGTGTTCAATGAGCAGTTTAATCCTCATTACAATATCTTTATTCTCCATATGTGTTATGTTTATTTATGTTAAAAGAACTATTTGTTTTTACTTTTATTCGTTTATTAAGTTCAAAAGAACTATCTTTGTAATCGCATTTGTGCAGAATGCGGAAAGACATCGCTAAATTTTCCCCATTTTGGGAGTTTAGATATTTAACCTCTGTAAGACTGCACACTTGCAGAGGTTTTTGTTTATATACAACCGACCTCTTTTATTCCACGTTTGACGGCTAAATACACCTTGGCGTGGTCTTATTTACTTTCTCAAAAGGGTGCATGGAGAAAGACGCAGGACTTGAATATGGATGCGTGCAGGCGGTGATAATACCGAAAAGCCATACGACACTTACAGAGATTATTCCTTTAAAGTGTGCCGAGCGACCGACTGATAACGTTCAGCAGAGCAAAGGCAAGTCCCCGACACCAATCATTAATAGTTGGTGGGTAAGGGGAAACTCTGCCTTACTCCCTCCTTCCTCCATTAGCAGTTTAATTATTTATATTATAGTTTGGGCGCAATTTTTTATGAACGAATTAAGAATTTTTGAAAACCCACAATTTGGGAAAGTTAGAACGGCAGGAACAACGGATAATCCATTGTTTTGTCTTGCTGATGTGTGTAGAGTGTTGGAACTCCGTGTTGATGGTGTTACTTCAAGATTGAAATCCGATGGGGTCAATCGAATTGGGGTCATCGATAGTATGGGTAGACAGCAGATGGCTATCTTTGTGAACGAGCAAAACCTATATAAGGTCATTATGCGCTCCGATAAGCCGCAGGCAGAGCCTTTTCAAGATTGGGTATGTGGAGATGTTTTGCCGTCAATCCGCAAGCATGGTGCTTACATGACGGATAACATCATAGAACGCACGCTAACCGACCCCGACTATCTTATCCAACTCGCCACGGCTCTCAAGGACGAAAGACAGAAGCGTATTGAGGCGGAACAATCTGTAAAAGCCGCTCAACCTGCTATCACCTTTACTAAAGCGGTCAGCGGTTCTGTTTCTTCATGCTTGATTGGTGAACTCGCAAAGCTAATCAATCAGAACGGCACACCGATGGGAGAAAAGCGACTTTTCCAATGGATGCGAGATAACGGCTATCTCGGCACGAAAGGAGAACGCTATAATATCCCCAATCAGAAGTATGTTGATATGGGTTTATTTGAACTTAAAAAGGGAGTAAGAAGTGGCAGCAACGGTGTACTACACACGACTATCACAACAAAAGTGACTGGTAAAGGTCAGATTTACTTCGTAAACAAGTTCAACACCCATTAGAAATCGGTTGTATCAATAAGTCAAAGAATGAGCATGATATACGTGCTCTTTTTTGTTACTATAAATCGTCTATTAGCGAATTACTATCTCTTGATTGTATTTGATGCTCTATTTCTTTTTTAATCGTTTCAAACTCATCCTTCTTCTCTGGGTACTCGTCTATTAGAAGGTCACATGCGTTTAATTGGTCTTCTAAAGAGTAAGGTCCATTTACAATCGTTGGGCTACAACTTAACACGTGAAATAAGCTATCAGTATATTCTTTCTGTTCTGATTCGCTTCTTCTGTTACAAGAAGATACGAGCAAGCCAGCAAAGATGATAAGTAATATTCTTTTCATATTCTTTATATAAGGTGTGATTGTGAATGAACCTTTCTCAATGTTAAATTTTAATTAAATGAACTAATTATTTAGTTCAAAATTTGTTTAGTAAGTTCAAAAGAACTACCTTTGCACTGTAAACGATTTAGTACAACAGCAAAGGTAAACCTTTTAGTTGAGAAAAGCAAGTGTTTACAGCGATTTTTGAAAAATTGACACAAAAGATATTGAAAATGAAAAGCTGCAAGCGAGACTGACAATCCACGACCTTGCAGATGGCAGAAGTAAATATGAACTTAAATAACGCTACGAAAACCCTCTATACGTAAGAGAGTAGGCAGGTTAGGGGTCTGTCTCGCTAAATGAATATATAACGCACACTGCGAATGAAATAAGGTCGCTACTATTCGATTAGGGTGTGCGTACGAATGAACTAAAAACTGATTGATTATGAAAAAAGAAGATTTAGATATTCTCAAAGAGAAAATCGTTGATGAGTTGAACTGGGCTATGGACTCACGAAAAGATACCATTGATATAATGGTAGATGTTGATGAGAATAACGAAGATACATTATATGCTAACATTAGGGCTAAATTTACTTATGATGGCTATTATGATAGCGATGTTGACTATTATGAGACGACATCAATAGACTGTTCTATCGTAGATTTAGAGCTTTACGAGAACAATAAGAGAGTTGATACTCCTAAGGATTTTTTAAATGAAATAGAGAGAGAAGTAGCATGATACAGATATTTATGTCAGTCGGTGCATTAACTTGCACCGCTGCCGTTGCTAAATACATTTGGCAGGCAAAAGATAGTTTTAAAGATGTGTATAACCAATTTAAAGAAGAATATGGCAGACGATAATAAAAGTCTTTTCGATATTTTCGAAGACATAAAGGCGTTAGAAGAGGAATTCTTGGCAGAAGCTGAAAAGTTCAAGAAAGAGTATCAGGCTAAGAAGTTGAATTTTGATTTTCTTAATAGTATTATTTCGTAATATAGTTGAATTATTATTTATGATTTACCTGCGGTTCGTGAGAATAGTAGGGTTTTACCCTACAAAGGGCGTTTAACGCAATGTGTATGGTTCGAGTCCATACGTGGGGACTAAGTTATAATCAGGTTAGTAGTTTTAATCATGATCACTCCTCATGGTTCGTGAGAATAGTGAGGATTTTAAGGGCATCTATGGTAGGTTAGTGGGGTTCGAGTCCTCAATGCCCACGAAACAAAAAGAAGAATATGGAAAGAACATTAAAAGATAGAAAGTACAGTATTACTGGACTATTCAAGCACATAGGGGCTGGCAATAAGCTACACGTCCCATTGAGTTACTACACTGCTAATTCGGTAACTACCGAATGCACAAGGCAAAACCGATATGAGGGTTGCGACCCTATGAATAACAAGTTTGCGACCACTAAGAAAGAGAAGGTAGGACATATAACTATTATTCAGAGATATTGATGAATAATCTTACTATTTCTGAATTGGGCGGTATCATTGCTGATTTCGTCCGTGTTGGCTATAATGCTGCTGTTGCGGACTACGACCCGCCACAAGACAATCTAAGGCTGTCAGAAGTCAAGAAATGGCTTAAATTCAGAAGGGTCGATTTTAAGACATTTCAAAAATTAGAGAAACAAGGGCTAATCCATGCTCGCAAGGGTGAGGCGATAAACTCTCCTTTATATTACTCAAAGAAAGAGATACATGAAGCATTTGCGACTATGAGATTAAATCGATTAATAAAAACTAATGAACTAAGTGATTATGAAAGAAGAGAATGATAAGGAATTTATGGATAACCCTAATTTATCCATATTCAATAAAGTTCGTAAAGTCCCCGATAATGCGCTAAAGCAGATAAACGCAGGTAGGTTAAAGGGTATGTCTGACGTTAACCCTGTATGGCGTATTCTTGCAATGACTGATACATTCGGCGTTTGCGGTGTCGGTTGGAAATACGAGATAACCAAGCAATGGACAGAAACATACGGCAACGAAATCAAAGGGTTTTGTAACATCAATATGTTTATAAAGGTTGATGGCGAATGGAGCGATGCTATCCCTGGTACAGGTGGGGCTTCATTCGTGGCTATGGAAAGAAATGGCACATACGTTTCTGATGAGGTGTACAAAATGGCTCTAACGGATGCCCTTTCTGTTGCAATGAAGTCTATTGGCGTAGCTGCTGATATTTACTTTTCAAAGGGTGCAGACCTCGGCACAAAGTACGCCATTAACGAACAGGCTGCAAATGGTTCTCTTCCGACACAGTCAACCGACCCTAATCTGGAGTTAATTCTTGCAGATATCAAAGCTACAAGAAATATGGACGAGTTGAGTAAGATATGGCACGAGTGCTCGGCATATCAGTCTAACCCAATATTTAGTGGCGCAGTTAGTGCACGTAAAAAAGAATTACTATGATAGAGTTAGTAGATAGTCAAGTGGCATTCAATCAAGAAAAGCACACGTATTCACTGAATGGGATAGCATTAAAGGGGATAACTGGGATGATTAAGTCCCAGCTATTCCCCGATATGTACAAGGACATTCCGCAATATATTCTTGATAAAGCTGCTGAACGTGGTACAATGGTACATGAGAGTATCGAGTTATTCGATGCAGGTTTTGAGCCAAAAGACACCACTCCCGAGCTTGAGAGTTACAAGCGTATCAAGCGAGAGAATGAACTTACAACGCTTGCAAATGAGTATATCGTAACGGATAAGGAGCATTTTGCAAGCGCAATAGACCTCGTATTATGCAAGGGTGAAGATATTATCTTAACTGACCTCAAGACGACTTATACGCTGGACAAAGAATACGTGCGATGGCAGTTAAGCATATACGCCTATCTCTTTGAGCTGCAAAACCCCGAATTAAAGGTAAGCAAGCTCTATGCGCTTTGGTTACGGGATGACAAGTCGGAGTTCGCAGAAATAAAACGTGTCGATATCGATACCATTAAGGACCTGTTGCAATGCGAGGTTGACGGGCGCAAATTCAACACCCCAGTAGGCAGGGCGGACAATATGCCGTCTGAAATCAAGCAGGCAGAAAAGGCGGTATATACGCTCGTACAGCAGATAAAAGAGCTTAATGCACAGAAGGAGAAACTTTCAAAGGGACTATTAAAACTCATGCAAGATAACGATGTGAAAACCTACAAGGGTGAATACATCACGCTATCACGTAAGGCAGCAAGCACCCGTGAGGATATAGACAAGAAGAAACTCAAGGAGGAATATCCCGAAGCGTATGCAGCTTGCATGAAGATAACAAATATTAGTGAATCATTACAAATAAGATAAGACAATGGCAAATCAAATTATCGGTAGAGTGTTCCAAATTAGCGACACTAATGAAATCAAGTCAAAAGACGGCAGTAAGACATATTATAAGCGAGAATTAGTATTAGATGCTACTCGTTTCGATGGTCTTACAGGGCAGCGTGGTTACGACAACTTCCCATCTATTGAGTTTAACGGTGATAATTGTCATCTGTTAGACCAATTGAAGATGGGTGACGTTGTGACAGTGTCCTTTGATTTACAAGGGACGAAATATGAGAAAGACGGACAGACACGTTTTTTCACGTCTATTCGTG